GCTTTGGCTTGAGTTCGTACAGCATTGGAGACATTAGGCAGACATTGGAAACTACAGCTATGCCAAAGGAAGTGGTAGATTTGTTAGCTGATTATCGGAGGTATCTGATTTGAGGGGGCGCAAGACAAAAATGGAGTTAAGGCAATATTCGGAAGTCTCCGATAATATGGGTGGCTATATAAAGAAATGGACAGGAAAAAGACAGATAGAAGGTGTCTTGACCTCAATTCGGGGAAATGAACGATTAAGCCAAGATAGAAAAACAGTAGTTCAGACCCATAGATTTTACATAGACTATCCAAAAGCATTAACAATTACAGAGAAAGATAGGTTTATCTTCGGTTCAACCAAGTTTGATATTGTGCTGATTGAGGACTTAGGGGGCAATCAGAATACAGCTCTAAGGATTACACTAAAGGAGCGTAGATGAAAATTGAATGGAGAAATAAAGAAATTTTGAAGGAATTGAAAGAGCCTATTACCGATCATATAAAAAAAGTAGGCTTTAAAGTTGAGAATAAAACTAAAGAACTTCTGAGCACAGAATATACATTCCAGGGGAAGCATTTGCCTGCTCCAAAAGGTAAACCACCTTCACTTGATACAGGTAGATTGAGAGCCTCTATTTCCACGAACTGGACAGATAGTAGGCTTGGCAATGGCATGGTAGGCCCGGAAGCCAAGAGAAAAGACGGTATTAAAAGACCTTCAAAGCCTTTTACGGTGGCTGTTGGCACGAACGTAGAATATGGCTTTTCCCTAGAGATGGGCCATGGCTGTTATCCACATCCATATTTAAGACCTGCTTTTGAAAGCGTAAAAGCGAGTGAAGGGTTGAAATGAATGCATTATATACAGCAATTTACAATCTTTACAAAGCTACGCCTCATAATGACTTTTATAATGCAGTAAATGGCTTGTATTTGTATAAAGCCCCACAGGGCAAAGAGTATCCCTATTGTGTTTATTTTTCGCCAACTGATACAAACGATTTGGATTTTACAGATGAAAGAGAAAATTTTTTAATTCAATTTAACATTTTTAGCCAAAGTGATTCATCAGATGAGGCAGGAGATATTTTAGGCTATTTAAAAGATCTATACGATAATTGCACTTTGAGTGTATCAGGCTGGAATCCATTAAAGTTTCAAAGGGATTTTGTGATACCTTTTAATGATCTTGAACAAGAACCACCCATATATGGGTATAGCGTCCAGTATACTTGTCTATTAGAGAAAGCGAGGTAAATTTTATGGAAATGGAATACTTCAGAGAATTAATCCAAAGCCACGTGAAGGGTAAAAAGACAATTGTTGAGTTAGGCACAGGAAAGGCAGAGAGTTCATATATCATTCTGGAGGCAATGGAAAAAAAGGCTGTGCTTTATTCCTATGACATTAACTCGAAACTTCGTCATGGCAACGGCAAGAATTGGATATATTACAATGAGAATGCCATCGTAGGTTATGAGAAATGGACTAAAGGAGAGGTAGACATGCTCTTTGTGGATACTGATCCTCATAGCTTTGAGCAGACTTATCTTTGGTGCTTAACCTGGTTTCAACTTCTGAGCGAAGATGGTGTTAGTCTTTGGCATGATACAGAACTTATCAGGGCAGGAGTTGACGTAAAAGGTGCATTGAAGTTATTCGCACAAAAGCATAAAGCAAAACTTGAGTTCATAGAAGAGGACTATGGCATGGGCATAATGAGAAAGGAGAAAAATGTTAAAAGCCTCGATCATAATTCCAGTGATTAGACCTGAAAAAGCATTGGATTGCATGAAAGCGATCCATCAAAATGCGGGCATACCCGATGATGAGTATGAGGTTATATCTGAGGTTGATGTAGATCATATAGGCTGCCCAAAGATGGTGGCAAAGCTCACCGAGAAAACCCGAAGTGAAAGAGTAATGTTCTTAGGTGATGATACTCTACCGCAAAAAGATTTTCTCAGAATAGCTCTTGAAAAAATGGATACCTTACCAGGGCGCTGGGGCGTGGTTGGATTGAATACCCAGGATATTCACAGAGGCGAGAAAGGCAATCCTCTACCTCACTGGCTGGCAGATAAGAGAATGTTAAAACACATACCAGGTGGCCATTTCTTCCCGGTAGAATATAGGCATAGTTACCCTGATAATGAACTGAAAGACATAGCAGATGAGTTAGGCAGATGGGTGGAGGCAGAAGATGCGAAAGTAATACATACACATCCGATAAATGCCTCTGCAGAATACGATGAGGGGTATCAGAAAGCATACTCAGATGAAAATATAATCCATGATCAAAAGATATATTTTCAGAGGAAACGGGAACGTATGGCAAAGAAATATGGCATAAAGTTAGCCATAGCTTTGCCCTTAACAGATAAGTGGGTTTCTAATGAGTTCTTTTTTTCATTTCTGAAAGTATTAACGACTTTCATTCTTAAACATAATGACGTTTCAGTTGACATCCTGGCGCCGGATTACCCGGCTCATATTGATGATGTGCGCAATAATTTGGTGATAAAAGCTATGAATGTAGGGAGTACACATATTCTTTTCATGGATACAGATCAGATATATGAGACCCCTGACATGATTGAAAAGCTACTTGCACATAAAAAGCCAGTTGTGGCTACAAGGGTACATAAACGTTATCCGCCTTTTTCACCTATTCTTCTGCGAGGCGAGTTAGGCAAACTTGAGATTGTGCCTGATAAAGAGATTAAACCAGATGGATTTGAGAGTGAGTTACCTATTGAATATTCAGGCACAGGTTGTGTTTTAATTAGTACAGACATTCTAATTGATATGTATCCTGAGAAGCCATTTCATAGCAAACTTGATGAACGAGGCAAACCTATTGGTGAAGATATTTATTTCTTTCAACAGCTAAAGGATAGAAATATTCCTGTAATAGCTGATTGTTCGATTGATATACCTCATCTCACCTGGATGGCAGCGGGATGGGGAGAGTGGAAGTTATTTCAAAAACTTAATTTTGGAGGTAAGAAAAATGGCAGACAGTAAAGTAGGAATTGATGCAAAAGTATCTATAGGCGATGACAAGGTTCTGGGCATAGGAACATGGAATATAACAGGCGGTTCATATGCCGAGTTGGATGATACAGAGTTCGGAGACGAAGATTTTGATGCATTACGTGGACTGCGAACTGGTGGCACAGTAACATTCAATGGGAATTACAAGGCTGATGATACCAGTGGACAGGATGAGATCAGGAGTGCTTACTATAATAAGACAAACTTAACTACCTTGCGATTCTATGTTGATAATACAAGTTATTATGCCCCGAATCAAACGACAGCAGCGGGCGGAGGATTACCTGCCGAGATGCCGATCAGTCATATAAAGATTCTGAAAGAACCTGATATCTCTTTTGATAAGAGTGGCTTAGGTACAATTTCTTTTGAAGGGAAGATATATGGCGTTATGAGATTAAACTAAAAGGAGGTAAATGATGCGAATAAAAAAGGTGGAAGAGAGATGGTTTGAAATCCCAGGGGATCCTGATAAAGGCAGACTGAAAATCAGAAATCCATTACCAGGAGAACTTGATGAGATCAATGAGAAGGTTTTTTCTCAGAAAATTATCTATCGGCAGAATAGCAAGGGGAAGTTTGAACCAGAAGTTACGCAAAACCCTAACATGAAACTGCATAGGGAATTGTTGCTTAAGGCTACAGTCAAAGACTGGGAGAATTTTTTTGATGCCTCCGGTAAACCATTAAAATTTAGCGAGGCAAATCTTCTGAAGGCCTCAAAAGAAATCCCTGGTTTTGATGAACTGGTAGAGCAACTGCGAGACCAACTTGCTGAGGATATATCGAAAGAAGAAGAGGAACTCAGAAAAAACTCCTAGAGTTCACAGGGAGGTTTTTCAATCCTAAAAGACCTTCGTGTGAACGATGCCGAAAAGTCTATGCAGACGCTCTTAAAAGGAAGTTAGCAGCCGGCGGCGTTTACGATCCTGAAACAGACGATCCCCCTTGTTCCACCTGTATACCTCCACTTGCCAAGCAAAATGAAGATATAGTCTTCATCTATAGCGTAGTTCAATCACAATATCGTATGGGGGCCGGAGGGCCGGTTGCGTTGGATCATACGCCTATCTGGAAAGCGATTGAGGAGTATGGCATTAAAGATAAACTTAGAACATTTGAGGGTGTGCTGCTTATAGCTGATCACCTTCTCAAATTATATGGGAGCTGATATGAAGTTAGGAACAGCCTATGTCGAGATTAAAGGCGAGGATAAGCACTTAAAGACAGACCTTACTAAAGCAGAAAGCAGGGTCAAGAGCGCAGCAAAAAACATGGAGGCTGCTTTGAGAAAAGCCTTTATGGTGGGCTTTGGGGCTGCGGCGGCAGGTGCAGGCCTTGCTGTAATTGCCATGAAGAAGGTAAGTAGTGCTGCTATGGTGCAGGAAAAAGCTGTTATGACTCTGAATGCAGCCCTTAAAGCAAGTGGCACGTATACAAAAGCATTTTCAGATGATCTCAATGCCTTTGCCTCCTCGATACAAAAAGTAACTACATATGGTGATGAAGAAGTTCTCCAATTGATGGCGCTTCAGAAAAATCTTGGGGTTAGCGCCGATAGATTGAAAGATGCAACCAAGATGACAATCGGTCTTGCCGCTGCTACAGGGCGGGATGTGAGAAGTATGGCGCAATATGTAGCGATGGCGATGCAGGGCGAGTTCACTATGCTCAGGCGATATATACCTGCTCTCCGTGCCACAACGGATAAGACAGAACAACTGAGGATAGTTACTGAATTTGCGGCGAAAGGGTTTCAGGTTGCTCAGGAAGAAACAAAAACTTTCACTGGAAGATTGAAACAATTTGCCAATTTATGGGGCGATTTGAAAGAGCGAGTTGGTGATGCAATTATAAAAAATAAGGCGATTATCAAATTATTAGAAGATGGGAAAAAGACTTTGCTCTCATGGATTGATTATGTCGAGAAGTGGGTAAAAGCAAATGGTGATCTTATCGCTCAAAAGACAGAAGAAGTAATAATTGGGATAAAAAAAGCTGCCGAATTACTTTTCGGTGCAATAACAAAAGTGTATAACATTACTTCTGATTTATGGAAAATCGCAAGCGCAGTGCCTGCTGGCTTTATTGAGTTTTTCATAGATGCAAAAAAAGAAGCTGATAAGGCAAGTGAGAGCATTAAAAAAGTAAGTGATGAAATAGCAAAGGTCAAAGCGCCTGAATTAACATCTTGGCAAAAATTCTGGGCTTATCTTACCAGATTAGGAAATAACATGATAGATGTTTTTGCTTTTATGGGTAAGGCGATTGGAAATGCTTTTGGCTTGTTGGTCGGTGATATAATTGCTTCACTTATAGTATTGGCAAAAGAAGCTAAAGCTACTGGAACAATACTTTGGCACAGTTTAACAATGCGATTCTGGAAAATAAAAGATGATTGGCAAAACGTTGTTAAAATAGCAGAAGAATATAATGCACAATTAGGAACAAATTGGAAAGTATTTACTACTGGCATGAGGCAAGATTGGGAAAAACTAATAGAAAGTATTACTTCAGGAAATGAGAATGTAAAAAATTTAGCAAAGGGCTTATCGGAAATAGAACCATTTGATTGGGAACAATGGATAATGCCATATGAGAAAGTTATCACTAATATAAAAAAACAACAGGAAGCCATAAAACAATTAAATATAGATATTGATGCACAAACCTTGTCATGGAAAGATCTGGAACTTGAGGTTGCAAGAGCGGAAAAACAAATAATAAAAAGTCAGAAGGCTATGCAATTAGCCATCAAAGAGGCAGATCAAAATATTGATGCTCAGGCCTTATCTTGGAAAGACCTGCAAGACGCCATAGATGCCATGAGTATACCTGAAATAGACCCCACTGCTCAAGTTTCTGCTCTTCGTGATATGTACTCAGATATGGGTGAATATGGTCAAGAATACACCAACCAAGTATTCAAGCTAATTGATATGCAGGCAAAGAAATACAAAGAGTTAGGAATTGAACAAACTCTTATAGATAAATGGGTAACAAAAGAAAAAAAGAATAGACTTGATGAACAAGCGCAATTAACAAGAGATAGTTTAGCCAGGACAGCGGGTAATTGGGCTGATTTTTTCAAATATTTGGGTAAAGAAAATAAAGCAGCATTCAAGGCTTATAAGTTGATGGCCATTACTGAGGCGATAATCAATACCTATTCTGCAGCAGTGGCGGCCTATAAATCCACAGCGGTGATACCTGTCATTGGTCCTGCTTTAGCTCCAGTAGCAGCAGCGGGGGCGATAGCGGCAGGCTTAGCTAACGTGGAGATGATACGGGCACAGAAGATGCATACAGGCGGTATTGTCGGCGAGGGCGGAACGTTAAAAACAGTAATGCCAGCGGTGTTTGATTATGCGCCACGTGCACATGAAGGATTGGGGCCTGATGAAGTGCCAATCATTGCAAAGAAAGATGAAGGGATATTCACCCCGAAGCAAATGGCTGCTTTAGCTCCAGTTGGTTCAGGTGAAAGTAAAACTGTCAATATTATTATGAATAATCCAACTTTTCAAGACCAAGCTACCCAGCGGAGAGTATTCGCTGATATTGCTACCAAGATAGCAGAACAGGTTGCTCCAGGCGCAGTAGTGCGCTCATATCATAATGACGGACGGATTCGTTCAATAATTCGGGGGAGAGCATAATGGCAGCGGGTGATGATTTTACATTAACGCCAAACGTTGTAATTACTTATCCTCCTGCATATTATAACGTGATTACACAATCGGAATCTGGCAAAAAGGAATACATGAATATTGCCTCTACTCCGACAGAGAAATATGAATTGCAATTCAATGCATTAACAAACTCTCAAAGAGATACCTTACTAACGCATTACAAAGATAATTATGGTGGTTATCATTCATTTACATGGAAGTCTGTCCCTTCATACATCAATAGTGGCGCAGATATGACAGGGAGATGGGTTGATGGGTCTTTGCGGATGTCGCCCGTGGATAATGTATACTGGCGGTGCTCAGTAATTTTTGAAAAGGAGATATAATGCCAAAAGACCTTACCAGCGCAGTCATTACTCAGATAGATGCAGCACAAAAGCGTCCAGTTATCTTGGTGGAATTAGAATTGAGTTCTACCCTTCGTTATGCGGCATGTAAGTCAAATATAACTTTCCCTACAGGTGGAAATGTTTACACAGCCAAAGCTATAAAGGTTAGTGGTATTAACCAATCTCTTGAGGGGCAGATTCAGAGGGCAACGATTAAATTCGATAATGTTTCAAGAGATATGGCTGCCTATGCGCATAATGAGGATTTTCAAAATAAAAGGATAGTGATTAAACGTGTGTATTTGGATGCTCTTGGTAGTAGTGACAATTACAATGAAATATTTAATGGTTACATAGACAAACGCCCCCAGATAGATAGAAGATGGTTGACAGTATCAGCAACCATTGGAAAACCATTAAATCGCAAGGCTCTGAAGATTTGTTACCAACGTCTATGTCCCTGGGTGTTCGGAGGGACTGAATGTAATACAGATGGGAATGCTGATTTAGATTCTTTGAAGGCGTCAGGGACAGCCGATAGTGGTAGTACCACTACGCTCGTAGATGATGCTTTGACCCAAGCCGATGATTACTGGAATTATGGCAGAATAGAGATTACAAAAGGCAGTAAGACATATTACAGAAAAGTTAAAGATTTTGTATCCTCTACCCATACTGTTACTCTTGATATTGAACTTCCTGTGACAGTTGATAATACTTGTACTTATGTCATGTACAAAGGCTGCGATCAGACGTGGGATACCTGTGGGGCAAATAATGCCTGGGGGCCAAGCGCAAATAATCAGGCTAATTTTGCTGGATGTTTACATATCGCTGTGCCAACATATCCTCAAGATGCTACGACAAGCCTTGATCTAAATCCTCATAGCTCTACACCTTCTGAGGTTGACGAACTCTACGCGCAGTATAGGGCTGATGAGGCATATTACGAGTATGGGGAATATATTGGTCCTTCAAAAGAGCAGATTGCAGGGTTTGAAAATCCATAAAAAGTGATGAATCATGATCAGGAAACTTGAAGCAGAAGACATAATTAAATTGAGTAACCTTGATGATCATGTTGAGCAATTCTTTCCCTGCTCAAAAAGTGAATGGAATCAGTGGTTAATGGCTAATATTAACAATCCTGATACCTTGATCATAGGTGATGAGAAGCATTATCTTGTGGCAGTGAATACTATTCAAAAGCCATTGAGCGATCATATCTTCATTATCTTCTATTACTCCAGAAGCGGTTATAAAATTACTATTGAAATGAAAGAAATGGTAGAAGAGTGGGCAAGGGAAAAAGGAACTAAGCATATCCGATTCCTGTGCAGAAATATAAAACCATTCAGAAAATATGGAGCTGAAGAAAAAGGTATAGTCGGAGGTTGGGAAATCTGATGGGTGGACTTATTGGAAAAGCATTTGAAACCGTGACGGATTTTCTTGAGGTATTCGAGGACATTCCTATTGTCGGGGATGTCCTTGAATTTGTTATAGGGGATGTGGAGGCAGATTCACCTACCTATGCTCACCCAAATCAGATAGGAAATACAATCTCTGAAGATGTACCAATTGCCAGATGTTATGGCAGGTGCAAAATTGGAGGGAATAAGATACGTTTCAATGAACCTGATGCAAGTGACTTGAGGGTAATCTTTGCTCATTGCTTAGGTGAGGTAAATGGCATAACCGAATGGAAAGTGAATAATATCGCATGGGCTGATTTAACAGGCAGTCATACCAAAACTGAATACAAGGGAACACGAACACAAACAGCCGATGGGAGGTTTACCTCTCGTGCATGTGCATATAGAGGGGTTGCCTACACTGCCGCAACATTTGAAAAGAATGATAAACAGATTGGTTATAACCCTCGTATGACAGTTGTCATGGAGGGGCTGAAATGCACTCCTCTCGCTGGAGGATCGGCTGTTTTTACTCGCAACCCCGCTGTTATCCTATACGACTGGTATCTGAATGTCGAGGGTTATTCTGCCGATCAGCTTGACCTGAATGCCTTCAAATCCCTGGAGGCTCTCTGTGATGAAGTGCCATCAGGAGGTACACTCCCTCGTTATCGTTTTGATTACAATTTCGACACTAATATTTCAATTAACGATGCCAAAAAACTAATCTGGTCGTCATTCAATGGGCGTGTAATCAAATCTCAAGGCAAGTTAAAACCTGTCTGGGATTCAGGACAGGTTGCAGATGGTTCAGGTGGGTTAACTTCCAAGACTGCGGTTCATTCTTTTACAGAGGATAATATTGTCAGGGGTTCACTTACATGGTCGCAGCCTCAGCATTATAATATTGTACGTATTCATTATCTGGATGGAGACGATGATTTCAAAAAAACCAGTGTAGAGATCAAAGATGAACATGATATTGATGTAAATGGTGAACTTCTGTTTGAAGAAAATTGTTATTGGATTACAGACGCAGAGATAGCCAGACGAAGGGCAAGATTTAAGTTCAACAAATTTCAATATCCAGACTACAAGGCTAAATTCACTTCTTTTTCAAGTGCAAGCGATCTTGAAGTATATGATCTCGTTAATATCACTCATAGCTTACCCGGTTGGACAAACAAACCTTTTCTCATTACTGCCAAAGGCGAGGATAGTTATGGCAGAATGCAATTTGAGGTTATTGCATATTACTCTGGCATATATGACGATGCAGAGGCTGTAGATCAAACTAATTATGCCTCTGATCTACCGAATCCTTATGATCCTCCATCTTCAGCCACAGGGATAAGTCTTTCTCTTGCCTCGCCTGGAACTGGATTTGATTATGACTCGGTTAAGGTGAGTTTTACAACTCCAGCCGATCCTTTCTACTCCTATAGTGAGATTTACATCTCTAATGATGACTCTACCTACTATCTGGCAGGCACATCAAGCGGAGAGGATTTCGTTATACAGGGCATGGGTATGTTTTACGTGCCAGGCGATACAGTCTACATCAAATTAAGGAGCGTAAGTGAAACAGGTGTATTTGGTTCAATGTCAACTCCTGAGTCTATTAACATTACCAGTTCTATCCGGTTAGGCAGTTTCTATGCAGGTTTGCATGACTTCTGGGGCGGGAATGCAGCCATTGATAATGCTGCCACTACTATCGTATTAGGCAATTTAGACGGTACGCCTAAATTGGCTTTAGGGCCATCAGCCGACAGTCTAACCTTGAATAATGTTGACACCTATAAAGGTTTCTATGCTGATGGTGATGGCAATTTTAGGCATGGCGGGCCATCTGCATATGGTATTTTTGATGCAACGGCCGGGACATATACTTTTCATGGCGTGACTATATCCTCAGATGTTACAATTGAAGGTAGCGGAAGTACGGCCAATACATGGACTATCAACAGCGATCTCGATGACGTTAATGCTCAACTCATTCTTGGTAGAACTACAGGTGGAAATGCTACAATTCAATGGAATGGCAGCGAGTTGACCTCTAATATTGCCACCGATAGTGATGGAAGTCTGCAACAAATCGTTACAAAGGAATATGTCGATTATTCTGTCACCAGTCTTGGAGCTTCTTATTACTTAGTGGATACAAGTTCGGGAGTCGCTGATTACAAACTATGTTCTCTACTACCATCCGAAGATGCTGAGACTTATCTGGAGGCTGCGGGGCTGAGTGATAATGACTATATTGGTGGATGGATTTCGGATACAGGAGAAACACCAGATATACTCTTGACTGGAAATTTTAACTTTTATATTACAGCAGAAAAAACTACTGGCACAAAAACCTTGAAACTCTATTGGAAGATGTATGAGCGGAAATCAGATACATCTGAAGTGTTAATTGCAACATCCTCCATTACAAATGAAGTTACTGATAAAGATACATTTGTTCTTCCATTTCTTCTTACGTCTGATTATATACCAGCGTCTGGTTCACGAATTGTCGGAAAGATATATGCTTCTGTTACTGGCGGTGGGAATGCTCCTACTGTACGTATTTACTATCGGGGCAATACCTCCGCAAGGTGGGATATTCCTGCTAACAGCGAGGTTTTTCGTAGTATTTTTGTGCCGTATGCAAATGCAGTTCAGGATGTTGATCTCAATGGTCATAGTATTACAGGCATTGACAACATCACTGTAGCAGATGAGTCATGGATAGGCATAGGAGCAAGTGATGAAAGAATAGTATTTGATACCGCTGGGAATATTAGCTTTATGGGGTGTAAGGTTGGAGTCGGTGGGACGCCAGCGAAAGCATTAGAAGTTGCTGGAGACATCGCAACTGCGAGAACAAATAAATTTATGTTTCTCGAAGTAGCAGGGGGAGGTGAGAGAGCAAGTATTAGTTCTGGATGTGAAGGAGGAGATATCGGCTGTAATTATCTTCACTTCAATGTAGGGACATCATCCTCTGGAATGGCACTTACAGATGGTAACAATCTCGGTGTTAATACAACCACTCCCCGCAAACAGATAGACTCTTTGTCCACCTCTCAGGCACAACTTAGATTAAGCTATTCTGATAATTCGGTTTATGCAGATTTTCAAGTTAACTCTAATGGCAACCTCACAGTTTCACCTACGGGAGATTATATATTCGATCCAACAGGAAATGATGTCTATCCAAATACGAATTATGACCTCAATCTTGGTCTTATCAATAAGAAATTTCTCACTCTTCATGCTGCCGAACTATGGGTAGAGACCCTCGTAGCACAAGAGACATTAGCCACTATTGGTGGACGTATTGTCGTAGCACCAACCACAACGTTGACCTCTGATATTGGCACAGGAGATACTACTATCTATGTCAAACACAATAACCTTGCCAATGGCGATAGGATATATATGGAGGCTAATGGCAAGGTTGAGTTTATGGCTGTAACGAGTAGTGCAGGAGGCTCAGGCCCTTATAGTTACAGCGTAACAAGAAACCTCGATGGTACTGGGGCAAATACTTGGTACGCAGGAGATGCTATCTTAAATACTGGCACTACAGGTGATGGGTTCATTGATATTTACTCTCTACGAGGCATAAAAGAGGCCTCAGACTATGGACCGACTATTGTAGGCAATATTAGAAATTCTTCCACCTATAATGACTGGACAGAGGCATGGGCGGTTGGAAACCTCAACGGATTGTATGGTTATGGAAATGACGTCTATGGTGCAGCATTTGGAAAGTATTCTGCCGCTGACTACATTACCATCGACCCCACTTATGGTATACGCTTCTTTGACAGTTCAGATGTCATACAGGCACAGCTAAAAAGCTCAGAATGGACGATCGGGCAAGTTGCAGCATCCAAGAGTAATATTCGTATATCCAGTGGTGTATTGCAATTACGAAACAATACGACTGTAAAGACACAGTTAAATACTGATGGTTCAGGTTGGTTAGCTGGTGATGGGAAATTTAACTGGGATACATCTGGCAACATTACGATGACGGGTTCGATTACATTGACAAATCAAATTAGTTCTTCTGATATTTCAGATGTGGATGCATATACTACTAATCAAGATAAGCAAAAGTTCAGTACTTTAATTGCTGATAGCCCTTCAGGTTCTGGATTGTTCTTTGACTCTACACACTTTGGCTATTATGCCTCCTCAGCATGGAAAACCTATATGGATAATTCTGGCAACTTCTATCTTGGTGGAACTTCGGGGCCTCTGCAATGGGATGCAGGGACATCTACTTTGACGCTTGGCGTAGATGCATTCGCAAATCTGCCTTCAGATGAAAATCTCGTAGGCTATTGGGCATTTGATGATGGTAGCGGAAGTGTAGCTGTTGATGGTTCAGGTAACGGCAACGATGGCCAACTTGTCAACATGGAAGAGGCTGATTGGGTTGATGGAATTAGCGGGAAGTGTTTGAGTTTTGATGGGGAGAATGAAATAGTAGATTGTGGGACATCTGTTGGAAATTTTTTGTTAGCTGACTTTACAATCTCCGTCTGGCTAAAAACTCCTTCTTCTTTCAATACTGAACAAGGGATAATAGGAAAATGGGGGGATCCTCCTTATTATCATTTAGCATATATTAATGGGTTTATAAAAGGAACACTAAATTTTGGGAATGGTGTTATAAGCATAGGTAGTTTTTCCCCAAGTGTAGATACTCAATACCATGTTGTTCTTAATGTTGATAGAGATGGCTTAGCAACCTTATATGTAAATGCAGATAATGAGGGTAGCGTAGATATTAGCAGTGATAGTGCGATATCTATGACTAATTCAAATCGATTTGCTATAGGCGATATAGGAAACGCTTGGAATAAATGGAAAGGCCTCATCGACGAAGTCCGCATCTACAACCGAGCCCTCACCGCCTCTGAAGTCAAAGCTCTATACCTCTACCCTGCAGGCAACAAAGCCACAAAAATAAGTGGCAGCCAAATAACCACAGGGAAAATTCAATCCACAAACTGGGTAGATGGCACAAGTGGAAGTATGCTTGATCTTGACAATGAGCTTTTTGCTATAAAAGATGATACTTTCGGCAACTCTGGCATACAAATTATGTGGGATAGTGGAGCGAAGTTTTATGCGGGGGATGGAAGTAATAAATATTTCAAGTTTGATGGTACAAATATCTCTTGGAAAGGGGTAAATACTGAGCTTACTGCTGCTGGAGCTTTTACAGCGTCTAATGCTACTCTCACTGGAGGTACTATCGGAGGCTGGACTATTTCTTCAACCACCTTAGCAAATGGAACTAATATAATTCTTGACGCATCAAACAAGAAAATATCAATTAAGAATGCTACTTTTGGGAATGAAGGAATACAATTAGAATATAATGCAGGCACTCCTCGATTTTACGTTGGTGATGGCTCTAATGAATACCTAAAATGTATTCAGGGCACTGGATTATCTCTAAGCACAGCACAAGCGAATGCAATTACGATTAAGAGTGGAGGAGGTATAAAGCTGGAGGCAGGTGGAGACGTTATTTTGACAGGAGATAGTTCAAACCCTGCAAAGACTATATTTTCAATAGGGGCACGTGAGGTTGAGCTTTATGCTGATTCAACTTCTCATTTTAGAATAACACCGGATGCTAATAATTCTGTAGACTTGCTTGTAGGAAGCCCTTATACATTCAAGGATGTCTATCTTTATGCCGCAGGTGAAATTATCTTCCGTTCTAATGTTACTCATTGTGTAAGACCTGCTGATACTAACGATATAAATTTTGGAAGTGAAAGTAAAAACTGGAAAGATGCCTACTTTGCTGGTTATGTGAAATTAGGCATAACAGATACAGATGGTACAGTTGAAGGTCAACTTTGGTACGATGCAAGTGAAGATAAACTCAAATTTAAAACTGCAAGTGGAGTAGAAACTATAACATCGGCATAATTATGAAAAAACCTCTGTTTACAATAGCTATTTTCATTTTATTTATCACCTTTTTTCATCCTGTTTCTTATGCTGACTCATGGAGCAGAAACGATAAATATCTATATGGTTATTTCACAAGTTTGCAGATTATTGATTGTTTACAGACTCGTTATATTTATCATTCACCGAAACATAAAGAGGCATTTCCGCCAGCTAAGTTCATTATAAATGATAAACCAAGCAGAATAATTCCTATGTTTTTGGCGACTAATCTGCTATCATTATACGCAGCCGATAAAATGCCAAGAAAATGGAGACAACGATTTTTAGGAGCACTAACACTATTTGAAGTATACGCAGTTGGACGTAACTATTGTCTTGGAGTTAAATTCTATTTTTAGAAAGGAGAGATCAAATGACAAAAAAAGGTAAAGACACAACCAAAACCAATGAGAACCGAATTAAGATAACGTATAATGAACTACGTAACCTAATGCTATTCTCAGTTCGACCAGGTGAACCTTCTGCTTACTCAAAGCTAATCAATCCTGTGCAACCTGAGAGGATGTCGGGGAAGGCAAAAATAAAGCTGATGAGACTGTCTACAAGACTCAGTCCAATTCTGGAGGTTGCAGAGAAACTACGAAAAGAACTGATAGAGAAATACTGCTTAAAGGATGAGAAAGGAGAATATAAGGTAAAACCTCTGGATAAGTTTGTACCAAAGTACACTAAACGAGATAGCAAGGGAAAGCCTGTATTAGATAAAGAGGGCAACCCTGTAATTGAGATACCTGATAATCCACCTGAGAATGAAATGACATATGATCTGGGTGAGAATGAAGAAAAGTTTAATAAGGAGTTGAATGAGGCTTTTAGTGTGGATGCGGAAGTGCCTGGTGAAAGGATTACTATTGATGCGAACGATATACCGAATAATATATCGCCAATTGAGCTAAGTGGATTGGAGAAGGTGATAAAATTTGAAGAGTAAATAAAGTTGGGGGATAATCATGCCAAATGGAGTAGTAACCCGTGAACGTTTTGACGGATTAAAAAATTTAGATGATAAACTGGGTATTTTGTTTGATACAGGTATACAGACGCAAAAGATACTAAAAGATCATATGCAAAAGACAGAAGCACGGTTTATGGCGGGCACAAAACGCATGGAGAAAATTGAGAAAAGAGCATTGAGAAGTGGATTGACAGATAAGGGCTTTTCGGGCATGATGGGGCTAATTGGGGGGTTCATTGCAAGCTACTTGAGGTGGAAATGATTAGACATCAATTTGAGAAATGCCCTGATTGTGAAGGCAGGGGTTACATTCCTATTCAGATGCCATCAGGTAGGGAAATGGGGGTCTTCACCTGTCCGTTTTGCCAAGAGTCACCAAAGCCGGGATACATCATTAAAAGGATTGAAGAAGAAGATGAAACCAAAGAACAATAACCAATTTCGAGACCTCGTTATAAACGCTGCTATGGTGATTGAGGGCATAGCGAAAAACCAAAACCTTACACTATCTCAAAAAGCCATATTAGTAATGGAGCGCATGGGAAATGTAATTGTTGATCTTTCAAAACTTTTAGAGGGTATAAATGCGAACAGTAACGATAGTTAGATTAGAAGAATCAGAAGAAGGCGCATTGGGTTCATT